AATGGAGGTCTTAGTGACGTAAAATCTGCTGTGTGTATAGAATAAGCTTTACAACTCATAGTTTTCCTTTTATGGGCCTGTTCCTGGAGGAGGTGGCATAATTAATTTTGCACAGAACCCTTTTGATATTCTCCAATCTATATCGGTATTTCTTATGTAAGAGGGTTCAGCACAATTATTCATGTTTCCTGCTGTTGGATTAACAGGGATTTCTTTGATGTATGTATAGTCTTTTGCACAAACATCTTCATAGTATTTTCGTTTGTTCTTAAATATTGAATAAATATTAGTAAAGTTAAGAAAACAAATTATATATTCAATATTAGTGTGAATAGTGTAAATTCGTGTGTAAGGGCCGATTAAACAAGTGATTCCTTCACAATTATGGAACAACTTATAAATCTTTACTGTATTTTTATACACACAATTTTTTAAAATATTAACTTTTATATTTTTACAATAGACACTCTTTCTGTAGCATACACCATAATAATTTATAAAAATACCCTGATACCTGATAGTTCTCCTTAAACAAATTGGCTCACTGTATTGCTCGTCTACCGGAACCATAATTATTTTAAAAGGTGGCTTTAAATTTAATATTTCTGTGACACATAATAACTTTGATTCTTCTTGGTAGTCTATATTATAAGCTCTTAACGCATTTCCGCAAATTGTTTTTACTTCATTATCTAAAGATGTGTCGTAAATGTGAAGACCATTTCCACAAATATTTTTTACACTAAAAGTAAAATTTATGTTCCTTATATGGGTATTATGGCAGTTTTTGACAAAATTCCCCTTTAAGGTATTGATTTTAAAATAATAAAATGTTGTATTGTGGTTCCTACAAGTGAACTCTTGGTATGCTTTAAACCTAAAATTTACAGAGTATATATGAGTAGTTTGAAAAGCCATTCCTCCATCTATAAGTTTAATAGTTGAACGATAGTAAATATCATATGTATTAATTTTAATTATGCTGAATGTTTTATTTTTAAGCCCTTCCGGTAGAGTAAATGGAATAAGTCTATTGGCTTCGGGCTTGTATATTTGTATTAAATATCTATTTTTCTCTGCTTCATTAAAAATATAATGCTTTCTTTGCCCTATAAAATTTTCTATTAACCCATATTTTAATACAAAAATTGTTTTTCTATTGATTTTAGAAAGTCTATCATCATTGTATGTGTACACAGAGGCATAATTCAACAACTCTTTGAGATTAAAAGGTAGTTTGAAATTATCAACATTGTCCTGTGAGGGTGGAATAAAATATAATTGAAATTTGTTTCCTTTTTTATGAACATAATTGCACACAAAAGAATACTTTTGACCTTTTTTCATAGGCACATAGCCATACTCATAAAAGTCATTTTCAGAATCTTTCCCTGTTTTGTTAGGCATAAACAGTTTGCCTTCTATAATAACATCTTGTGCAAAGCCACCTGTTGAAATAAACCTATATACTCCGGATTCTTTTGGCTCAAAAAAACATGAGTAGCTTACAAAACTATCGTGGTTATAATTTGAAAGGTCTTTAATATTGTCTGTGAAGCCTTGTTTTAAAATTAAATCAGTATCAGCACATGCCCATACACTGTTCTGTCTATCTGTACATCCGTAATCCGCACCTGAACATAGACTTTTATATACTGTATAAACAATTCTATCTTTAGTTAATTCTTCAGGATAATTTATAGTTTCTGTTGAAAACTTTTCAGTTATTCTTGAAGGTTCCTCTTTGACTATATAGATATTATTTTCATTTACTTTTAAGTCCGGTAAGTCTAAAAACATTGTTTCAATATCAGAGTTATATAACAGTTTTCTGTGAAACCATTTATTATCTTCTGTTCCCGGATAATGAACTGTGTGCTTAACTAAAATATAATAATCAAGGTCATCAACAAGTTTCATTGGGGATTTTAAATTCAAAACATTAATTGCTTTTTTATCAACTCCTGTAAGTCCGTTAACAATAGCCAACTGCCAAATAACTTTATTTTGATGTTCAGGCGGTACACCTTTAAAATGAAATCTATAAACCATTGACGTAATTGGTTCTGTGTATTGTTCAATTAACGGAACAGACATAACTGGCTTCACTGTGCCGTTATAATCTTTATCAGGGTCTACTAATTCATATTCAGGGTGCTCCCCAAGTTCCAAAAAGAAATTTGGAAATTCACTTGAGGTATCCTCTCCCGTAACTTTTTTAGAATAATAAATATCCCCATAGTCCGTTATTAGATTATGCTCAATTTGTTCTGATAATAGCTTACCATTATGGTATATTTTAATGCTTACAATAGAGTCCATTTTATCTTCTAAAAGTGATTTCTACAGAGACTTTTGTATTGTCCCCGCCTCTAAATATAATTTCTCCATCAGTATTTATTTCAATAGTTCCGAATGTGTTTGTAGCAGTAGTAATAGGGAATAGTCTTACCCCGGAAGGTCTTGCACTTGAAGGTAATGTAGCTATAACCGTTCCTGCCGCACCATCTTTAACAACACCTTGAATATGAACTAAATCGTAATCGTCACGTGTCCATGAAAGGTCTTCGTATGGAGTACCAACATTTGTCCAAGAGTTTTGTAGTGTTAAATTAGTCTTTGTCCTGTAAAAAGCTGTTTTTGGGGCATACTTAGAGTCTGTAATAGCTTTTGTATAATAATTGCTAGTTATATGAGACTGAGTGTAATATCTATTGTCAGATTCAGTTTTTGTGTAATAATTACTATCTAAATTTCCCATCATATCATCTAGTTTTTGAAAATTAGTATTATAAATAATTCTCCAGACAGTAGAGCCTTTTTCTGCTGTTACTAATCCATTTGTTAAATTTGCCATTATAAATCCTTTTAGTTATGTTATGGGAAGTGTAAAATACACTCTTTTTGTACCATTATTTAAATACGAGCCGTCTGATGTTGACCCACCTAATACGTCTGACCAATGATATACTGCCCAGTACATTTGAGAGTCTCCTACTGTTTTATCTAGCTCATATACTATATATCCGTTATTACTAGCAGATACAAAATTTATATTTATATTATCATAAACGCTTTGAACAGAACCGGACGAGCTTACTTTTTCTATTGCATATTGACCAAACACAGAGCCTTCAACATCCGCACCAACATAAGAATCCGCATCTTGTCTTGCTACTCCCTCTACTAAGTCAACAGGAGTCCATTTTATTAAATATTTCGTACCCGCAGTGTTTAACTCAATAGTTAAATTTTCAGCTCCGGCGGCTTTGTGCATATAAAAACAATCGTTTGGGTAATTATCAACCCAGTCCGTAGCATAAAATGTATTAGCAAATCTATGCTGAATTAAACGCTTTGGGTTTGAGCTATTTTCACAATAAGGGCTATGACCTTGAATATAATATAACTCTGAGTCATCTACAGGTCTATTAATACGAACATACACTTGGTTTTCATAGTTACTGCCCCAGTATATTGAATGAATAGTGTCAACAGGCCCGGTATACCACGTGTCAACAGGCCCCGCATATGGGTCTAAAAGTCCTGTAATAATAACATAAGAGCCACTCCAAGAGTCAGGGTCAGGTTTGTATAAATCCAAATCTCTCGCATAGAACAGAGGATAATCATCTTTTGGAGAAGCAAGTATAATTGTTCCTTTTTGGAACTCTTCAGGGCTACAGTGGTAAGACCTTGTAAAAATTCCTTTATCATTCCACAATTTTATTTGAAAATCAGGATGGTATCCTATTTCTGCTAGTTTTTGCATACCATTTTTAGAGGCCCCCACTATTTTACCACTTTTCCAAGGGAATGTAGGACTGTTAAACTCATATTCAAAAGAAGCAGATTGCTTTTGTATTACCTCTACATACTCACTGTTGTCTCTGGGGGCTCCTATTACAAGAAAAGGTTTGTATTGCATAGTATCATCTAAAAGGTACTCATGAGGCATTTTTGAAATATACGCATTAAGCGGTTCTTGTATTTCCCAATGAGCAACTTCCGAGTTGGATGGTGGTGTTGCAGGGGGTAAAAATGAAAATCCTCTCCCGTAAACATCAGAGATAGCTTCAACATCATAATAAGGATTCTCTACTTTATCCCCTCCAAGTTTTGTTACTCTGTATACCTCTTGTAATTTTGTAACAGGATTCTCCAGCAAAAACACATCACCGGGTCTTAGAGTTGAGCCCACAACAAAGTTTACTTTAAATTTTGCTTTCGCACCTGGAGCACCGAACTTTTTAATTGCCCTTTCAATAATTGGCTGCATAGCGTCAAATCCATACACCAAAGTATAATCAAAAGTTTGTGTCGATTCAAAACCATTTGCTTCTCTTGCCGCAGGATTATTTACTATATAGGTATGTTCCTCTCCGGCGTGTGTGTCCGAGTATTTAAATATAAATGTTGAAACTACATCAGTCCATCCTGAACGAGTTATTTTTAAATCTGATATAGACGAATTGTCCAATACTGGTATACTTGATGTGTCATAATCTCCTCTAAATACCTTTAAGACATATTTACCAGTAACGTAATCAAAATACATAGCGGCATCCATGTATCTTAAAATTTCCTTAATCCACTCTAATCCCTTTTTAGCTCTTGTTAAGACAAAAGCCATCCCGAGGCCTTCATTGTGCATAACATTAGCGGCATTATTAAATGATGTCATGTCTATTCTACTTGAGTCAACTTCAAGTTGGTTTACTAAAATGTCATAAATAATTGCGGCTGGGTTTACTCCATATCCTATTTTTTGGTAAGGTAACGAGCCCCCTACATTGTATCTCTCAAATCTAAATTCATAATCAGGAATGTTTGTTGTATTGTCCCCAACAAAAGCATCATTAAAAACAGCTATTGTTGTGTTTTTATATTTCATCCCTGATTTTATGCCTGTAGGATTATCAGTAGGTAAGCCAAAATAAACATTAACGTATGTGTGAGCAGAACCGGGGCTTTTATAAACATCTCCTTTTTTACCAGTTGGTACAGGAACAGCAAACCCCGAAGATGTTGAGCCTTGCCATAAAAATTGACCATTCATTTTATAGCCAGTCCAATTTTCTATTCTTTCACAAAACCCATACACAAAACTAAAGTAATATCCGTATCCTACTAACTGGTGTTTCTTCTTATGCTTACCCATAACTTAACTCCAAATTTGAACACTTCTTAAATTAGAAGCTTCTAAAGTATTTCCGTGCATCCACACTGACCCGTACAGTATTGGTATCGACCTGGCATTATTGTTTGTAGGCCATGTAAAATCATCAGCACCAGCTTTATCCGGAGTCCTATTATCTTGTTTTGGTGTAGGCAGTAACAGATATACAACTACCATTGTTATAGCTAAAGCAATAAAAGCAAAAAACCACATTATCTAAATCCTTTCGTTGCAGGGTTTCTATCAGGAATATAAGGGAACCCTCCAAAATTATCTTTGTTATTAAAACGTCTAACACATGTATCTATAGACCTGTCACATCCCGGAATAAATGTTAGGTTTGAAACTTTACTCTCACTTGTAAATCTTGTTATTAGTTTGACATACCCTGATGTTCCATTATAATCTAAAATCCAAATTGTTTCACCTGTATTGGCTCTTACCATGCCATTAGTAAAATATCCTGTCTCATAACCTTTAATATTATCGCAATATATAGTTAGCTCGTCTATCGTAAATTCACCGCTTGCCGCATCAACAGAGTAAGTATCTAAGTTAACAGTACAGTATTTATCTCCCAGCCTGTAAGGACAAAATTTTGAGTAAGTCTTTTTTGGTATCTCTGAAACAAACTCTGTAAACCTTTGTTTAAGTTTTATATCAACAACTCCTTTTTTATAATCATGCTCCGCTGTTGAAATAGTACCTTGGTAAATAATATTATGAGTAGAGCTGTCTCTTATAGAAATAAATACAGGCATAACATTTGAAATTAAATCGAGATTTTGAAAGACTGGTTCCGTTAAAGGGGCAATAACAACAAAATTTTTATTTTCCAAATCATACACAAGTTCTTTTCTGCTTATAGGTATTGCTTTGTATGTTACTGTACTTCCTTCAAAATTAGTTGTTGTAATATCAGTTGTATTTGAAGTAAAATAATACTTTTCTGAGTTTGATAATTTAATAATATACAGTTCCATCTTATACCTTATTAGCAGTTTTAAATTTTAACGTGCATTTACTGTAATGTATATCGGTCATATCAAAAGCGAGTGTATCTTGGTCTAACCTCACAAAAAATACAAATTCTAAGTAAGAGCCAGCCGGGATTGTTATACCGAAGCCTGTATTAATCCCTATAATTTCTTTTGAGGGGTCGGCCGCTTTATCTACTGTTATAATTTGAGGTATATGGCTAGCCCCTTCTTTGTATAAGTGTACATTATTTACTAGAGACAAATATCGTTTGTCCATATCAGTATTTTTAACATAAATTGATGTTGCACTTGATGATATATCTTCAACTACTTCTAAGTTGCACACAAAAGTTCTTAAATAAAAATTATTAAGTCTTCCTTTAGCCTTATCATTAAATAGGTAAAAAAACTTATTTCTTTCTGTTAAGTTTACTTGGTCATACTCTCCTGTTATAGTTAATGTAGATTTACTAAGCACGTAGGAGTCTCTTGTAGTATAGTTGGCACCTATAAATTTGTAAGGTTCATGGAATGTAAATTGCATTTCCTTGTCCGGCATTTCGTTAAACACATAATACCCATTATAGTAATCCATTTTAAAACTCCTCGAAAGTAATATTAAAGGCCTCTAGCATGCCGACTGTGTTCTTACTTGAAATTGTAGCATTAATTTTACCTTTTCTGTACGGTGCAAACAATGTCCCTTTTGACACTGAAAATGCTTTATCTACTTTTATATTTGATGAATGGACTTCCACAACTTTAGCATAGCCTAAGTATTCTCCTCCTATCATTTCATCAGTAAGTAATACGTCATCACCAACTTTTAACACACTTTGCTCCGGTATATAAATAGTAGATGATGGAGAGGAAGAAGAGTAATCTAAAATTTGTGCTTGAGACCATATAGGACACATTACCACTTCATCATTTCTATAAACAAGACCCCTAAGTAGATTTATATCCTGACTTCTTGCCGCTGTTGCAGTAAATGTGCATTTTAATTTTGGTCTCGACAGCAATGCTTGTCTAGCTTCTGATGAATCATTTGAAGAAAAAATCGAAGTCTTAAAGTATAAAACTTCTTTGTAAGTCTCATAATCTGGCGGTACTGTTAAAGGTGTCATTTTATTCCTTTATGTTATTATAAATATATTTGTTTCATGAATATAAAGTTTAATTTTTGTTTGCAACCTATAGTGGTATCCGGGAATAGAAGAAACTATTTGGTAACATATTCTTTCAAATATTCGGGTGTACCATCTTATTTGATGATGATATGACTCTGACCCTGAAATCTTTGTAATAATTGTTTCAATATCTTTATCGGGTTTATAAAAGTTTTGGAAGTACCCTAGGTCTTTATGGTTAATTTTTTCTTTAATCACCCATCTTGATGGTCTATAATTAAACCTGTTAGTTTCTCCTATTAGTATTGTCCTTCTCCCACCTTGTATAGTCAAGTATAAACACGAAACCGAAGACTCTTTTAGATGAACAACTTTTCTTATTTCAATAATACCAATATTATCTCTTGAGAAGAATATATCAGTCATTTTTACTATAAAATATTTAGACAGCAGTGAAGGCCGGAATAAAAATGTGTTTGTTTCTTTTAAATGTATTGTCAGTCTTACTTTAGTTGATATTTTTCTTGAGAATACACTTGTAGAGAATATATTTATGTACTCTTTTTTCTGGATGTAATTATTATCTGAGCGTATACTTTTAAAGTCAACTAAATTTATAATTTCAAATTGGTCTAATAAAGAAGGCCTTATTATAAAACTGTCAGTTTCTCTTATATTTACTACAAAAAGGTTTCCTCTGATAAATCTCAAAGCATAGAATAAAGATTCTTTTATATTTACTGACAAAATACTTTGTTGTTGCCAGATATTAGTTTCTATTTTTTTGTTATCTTCCAAATCAACAAGCTCAAAATTATTTAGCAAGGAAGGCCTAATATGTATGTTGTTTCTTTCAAACACTTCTACAGTTGTGTTTAATAATTTTGAATGGGTTATTTTAATAGATTTTGTCTCTTCTAAAGAAATTGTTATATCAGAAAGTTTATTATTTGTATATTGCTTACTTACAGTAAAATCTTTAGTGGGAACACTATCTATTACATCCTCTTTTGAAGACCTTAGTAGTACCCTACTGGAAGTAGTCATATTGACGACATTTGATACAACTATGGTCATAATAATCGTAAATTGGCTATTGTCATACAGGTTAATTTTAGACTTACTTATTTGTGTTCTTGAGGAACCCTTATATATAGTGTCAAGTAACTGTTCATTGTGTGCTGTTAATTTTTTTGAATCTCTTAAAAGTACATGTGTTGTTTCTTTAACAGTCTCATTGGAAGAAATATAAGAAGCCCTCAAAAGTTCCTTGGAGGAACTTTCACTTAATTGTATTTCAGTTTTGGTTTGTTCTGTTTCAGAGGAACTTTTTGAGCTACTGTCAAGAAGCCCCTCCGTTTTTAAAGTTCCTTCTTCCATCTTAATCTCGTTCTATTACATTGTTAATAATTTCCCTACCAGCTCTGGAGTTAGCCCACTGTTCCATAACAGAGTCGTCTATAGTATTAATAATAACAACTTCATTTTTAGGTTGCTCTTGCATTTTTGTTGCACCAGTGTCCTCGGGTTGGCCAAATCTATTTTTAGCATCCTTGATAGAATTAACATCTTTTTTAGAAAGAACATACTCTCCTTTTTGCAAAATAGCAGGGATTTCATTATCTTTTAAGCCCCCAAGAGGTGATTGTACATTATTGCTACTATCAGATGAACTAAAGTAATCAACATAACCCCCCGTGTGGAATTTTGCAGTTGGCATTTGTTGTGCTTTAATAGCCGCCAAGTGTGCCATCCCTTCAGCAACAGCGGCAGCCGCCATAGCATACCCCATGAAGACACTCATTTTTGAACCTTCTGCAAACGCATTTGAAGCAGCTGCCCATGTGTTTATAATAGTAGAAGCTACCTGGATTGCTTTCATAGTCTCAAACATTTTTTTAGACCTGATGTAACCAGCTTGCATTAAAGTATCAAATGTTGTGTTTATACTATTAAGGAACAACCCTGTCATTGCCAAGCTTGCGTTAAGGTTTTCTTTCTGAATCATACTTTTCTGTTCTTCAAAAGCCCTTGTTCTTTCTAAGTCAAGCTCTCTTAAAGAGTCTTCTAGCTCAAACCTCTCAAGGGTTCCTTGTTGGTATTGTTCTCTTAACAGTTGCTCACTGGTAGCAATAAGACTGATTTTATCATCATAAAATGCTGAAATATCTTCCAAAGCCTGAGCATGGAGTTGTTTGTTTTCTGCATACCCGGAAGCTAGTCCTCCTGGGTCTCCAAGAGAACCATTTCTTATCAACTCAATAGATTTTCCATCTAAGTCACGTTTTCTAGCATAAATCTCACTTTGCAGCCAATCTATATATCTTAGTCTTCCTTGACCTGTTGTGTGAAGGTCTTCCAAAATTTGTTCGGACTCTTCTTGAGAATCATAACCTGCTGTTCCTCGTCTATAGTTTTCAGCTATAGTTCTATTTATGTTTCTTAAAGCCTGAGCATATTCGTTAGCTTTTTGAGTAGCTGACCCGGCATCATTAGCGTATTTTTTAAGTTGATTTGAAAGTGTTTTTACAGAACCAGATGAATTAGTTGCGGCATCTTTCATATCCTTAGTTTTTTGAGCACTTTTCCCTATTGCTTCTGTTGCCCTTACTGCACCTTTTTCAAACTCTACATTTTTCTCTTTGAGTACTTGTAAGCCCGCTTTAAACTTCTCTTGCTGTTTGTCAGACAGTGAACTTTGTCGTTGTGCAAAAGAAACAACCAAATCGTTTGTTTTCTGTAAAGCAGAGTAACCTTTCATAATACTATCAGCATCTATTAAAGTTCCTGTTAAAGATACTCCTAAATCACTTATTTGCCCGGAAGCTTTTTGCATTTCTCTGAAAGCCCCTGCTATTCCTATTAAGTTCTCTTTAAGAATAGTAGCATCTCCCGAAGTTGTCAGCAAGGAAGAGTCTAATTCCTCGATAGCGTCATTAGCTTCTTTGGGGCCAATTTTGCCGTCTTTTACATCAATCAGTTTTTTCTTCGCTTCATCTAAAGCTTTTAATTGCTCTGGAGAGAACAGTTTCTTTTTGTTCTCATCATTAAAGATATTGTTAATACCTTCAATCATATTTGCAGCTGCATCTTTAGCTTCTTTTGTGGCTGTTTTATTTACCTCTGAGAATAATCTCACTATTTTTTGCATAAACTGATTATAAGACTCTGATACATCTTGCCCAAGTTTAAAGTGGTCAGAAATTGATTTGCTCTCTGATGTTAAATCTTTTACGAGATTTTTGTATCTTTTTCCAGTGTCTTCTGCTAGTTTTGCAACTGTTTTAGCCCAATCTGATTGAATATTAAACAATGAATTTGCAACAGAGTTTGCATTTTCTATTGCTGCATCCGCTGCTGATGTCATTTCCGCACTGGAGTCTCCGGCAAGAGATTTAATTTTTTGCATAAGAATATTGAATTTTTGCAAGTATCCTGCTGCCTCGTTTGCTGTTGATGCAGTTGAAATTTTATCAAGAAGAGAAGCACTTTCAGCTACTAGAGATGTTATTCTTTCTTTAGTATTTTTATCAATATTACCAGCCGCTTTATTAACATTATCCTGAATAGTATTTAGGAAATTTCCCTCTATAGCTAAAATTTGATTTTTAGATTTTCTCACAGCGTTCTCAAAAGCCTCAAACCCATAATTAACTAAATCTCCTGTAGGCATCCCTGCTTTAACTAAGTTTCTTATAGACTTATTAATACTGAGAACAGACATAACCTGTTTTTTAGTCATAATTTCAAGAGCAGATGAAGCACCACTAGCAGAATTTTTAATTTCTTCTATTTTTGATTTTAGAGTAATAGCTTCCGAAACTGATTTTGACAGTCCTTCTTCCCAAGATTTAAATGAGGCCTCTGACACTTTTCCTTTAAAGGTTTTAATGAGATACCCAAAAGTTCTAACTCTGTTTGTAACAACTTCTAAACTGCCTTTTAGTTTTATCAGTTGAGATTTTTTATTCAACTCTTCAAATTGTTGTTGAAGGTCAGATAATTCTTTTTTAGTTGTTGCAAGATAAGCCGCTGCTTGAAAATCTCCAGGCTTCATCGAAGATTTTGCACCATTAATCTCACTTTGCTTCAAAGAAATTTCTGCAAGTAATTTTTCAGCTTTTGCTGCGTTTTCTGCAAGCTTTCTGCCCTCTTCCAATTTTTTGTTTTTTTGTTCATATCCTCTGATGGATTTAAAGATAGCTTCTTTTTCTTTTAAAAGTTTTTCTTCATTTCCTCCATCGGCAGATTCTAGTTTTGTCATAACTTCGTAAAGTTTATTTTTCTCTTCTCTTATCTTTTTATCATTCTCGATAATTTTATCTTGAATTGTTTTTATTTTAGACTGAGCATCGTTCAGTTTATTTATTGCATCAGCACTGTCCTCTACTTCTGAAGAGAATACAGAAAATGCTGTAGCAGCTGTGGTAATAAGAATCCCTATAGGATTTGTCAAAAGGAATTTAAAAGCTACTCCTAAAGCCCTCACAGCTCCAGCCATAGAGAATATACTGCCTATTGATGAAACTGCTGAAACTGCTACTGTAGATAGCATACTTTTAAACCCTACTCCGGCCTCGGTTGAAATTATAAAAGCAGTTCTCAATGAAAGTAATGAAGGGGCTAAAGATTTTAAAATAGAAACCCCTGCTGCTTTTAACATATTCCCACTCAATAAAATAAAGAAGGCTTCCGCCGCTGTTGTCAAAGCATCAAAACTAGCCTTTACAGTGTTTGCGTTTTGGCTGAAATTACTAAAAGAAGTAGCAAGTGACTCCATGATTTCAATAAGTTTGGGGCCAATGGATTCAGCAATCTTAGCAAAGGCTTCAGAAGTTGCAGTTTTAAGTTTCTCCCATGTAGCCTCGTAAGATTTTGCAATGATGTCTGATTTATCTAGCTCTCCCTCAACACCATCACTGAGCCTTCTAAAATGTGTTAAAAATGAATCAGCATTATTCTTTAAAAGTGTAATAGATTGAGCCGCTAGAATATCCATACCTTTAATTGTTTTACCAAACTCTAACGAACCTAAAGATTTTAATTTGTGAATCAACCCAACAAGAGCTTTGTCAGCATCTTTCCCACCTCTTGCAAAAGCTTCTCTCATAAATTGTTGAGAAGTTCCTAGTTTCAGGAAGAATTCTTTAGTTGCAGTTGAATTGTCTCTTAAGAGAGAAGAAAAACGTCTTATCTGTGTACCAATAGTAGAGGCATTAACACCTGCATTAGAGAAAGCAATAGCCATAGCATTTACCGCTTTCATTGTAATCCCTGAAGATTTAGCTGCTGCAAGGGCATAGTTAGAGTATGTTCCAATATCTTGGGTACTAAGCCTTGATTGGTTGGCTACATATGCTAGTTGGTCTCCTAGAGTCTCTAGTGTCTCTCCTGCTTGTCCATAAACTTGTTGATAAGTAATAAGAGCAGAAGATGATGTAGCAATACTATCCCCTGTCAATTTAGCCATTTTTATTACAACTTCTGTGGCTTTTACAAGTTTTTCAGCAGAAATACCAGCACGTCCCAAAGAAAGAGCTGCCTCATTAATATCTGATACTGCTCCTCCCCAAGCCTTTCCAAGTCCTATAAGTCTATCTTCAAGGTGTTTTGCTGCACCTGCTGAAATATCAAAAACAGCTGCAATAGTTCTGCTTGCTTTATCAAATTCAACCATAGCCCCAACACCGTTTCTAATCAATGTGACTAACTGATAAAACCCTGTGTACATTGATAAGTACATAGTAGCTCTCTTAATAATGTTTGTACCCCATTTTATAGAGCTTAGGCTAGATAATTCTGCTTTTAATTGTTTAGCTCTTTCAGCATCTCTGTACAATTCGTGCTCTAAGTTGTTAGCTTGTTTTATATTATTGTTGACCCATGACATGTCACTGGCTTTACCAGACCTGAACTCGTCTTGTGTTTTTTTGACTTGTTCTAGCTTTTGTTTTAATCTTTCGAGAGCTTTTTCAGCTTTTTTAATGTCAGTGTCTTTTGCCCAACGTTTTTTAGCTTGAATCATTCTTTCTAAAGACCCTACTTGCTGTGAATAGCTTCTCTCAAGTTGTAACAATTTTCTATCTAATTTTGCAGCATCCTGAATCATGTCTTTCATCATTCTTGCAGCATCTTTATCAATTTCTGGCAATTTAATATCAAGACCACTTAATGATGGCAGTTTCTTTGTTGAATTAACTACCTTTTCAATTTCACCAACAATAGTTTGCAGTTCTTGTTTGAAGTATGATAAAGGCTGCGTGTTTCCTGTTTTAGCAACACTTACGGCTAATTCTTCAAAACGGTTATCAAGCTCTTTTAACTGAGCTTCTTCATACCCTAATGATTTTAACTTATCTTTTAAAAGTTCTAGGCTACCGTAAACTCTTTCTATTGTTTTTGTTGAAGTCTTTAAAGGTACAAACGCTTCGGACAGTTCTTTAATTTCTCTCTCTGTTAAATTTGCTGTCCCTCTAATTTTATTTAAAGGTTCATCAATAGTCCCTAAAAGTTTTTCTTTAAGGCCTTCTGAAACTGTTATTTTTTTAACACTGTCAGCAACTTTATTAGCGTTCTCTATTGTAGAATTTAAAGAGTTTTCCATTTTAGTTTGAACAGATTTATACTTACTACCAAGCTCGGTCAATTCTTTATTAATATTTGTAAAAGGAGTTGTGTTGCCCAGTTCTACAGAAGCTTTAGCTGCATCTTTTACTTTATTTCTATATAGTGTAACCTCGGTAGATGCCATCCCATATTTTGATGCCATAACAGAGATTTTATTATTAAGCTCGGTTTGTTTTGCAGAGGCTTTTGCTAAAACAGCTTCATATTCCCGCAACGCATTTTCAGCCACCTTCTTATCAACAGATGAATACTGTTTAGAATTATCTACTAATTTAGCTCTTAAATCAGGAACATTAAAGCCATTTGGAGATACCCCTAAAGATGAAATTGAGGATTGTAGTGCTTTTATTCTCTGTAGATATTCTGTTTCTTTGTTTAGGTTAGCTAGCAGTGCTTTCATTTTAGCATCACCACCAGGTTGAGAAAGGATTTTATCCATATCTTTCAAAGCTGCTGTAACTTCTTTCACACGAAAAGCAGACCCACCCATTTTTTTGAACATAGTTAATGATTTTGCCAGTTCTTCGTCTATATTAGTGGTTGTGAATCTAATTACTTTTTCCAAGCCTTGAAAAGAAGAGGACGCTGTGTTCACACTCATAGCAATTCTTTGGAATTCTTTTACAGCTGCATCCTCGGAAATTATACCGGACGATAATTTTTCTGATAATGATTTAATATCAGCACCAAGATTTCCTATGTGACCACTTAATTGTTTTACCTCGGCGGCCTGTTTTATATATCCTACGGATTGTAATTGTTTTGACAATAATGGTATTTTTCCAATAGTAGTAGCAAGGGTACCGTCAAATCCTTTTAATGCTCTAATCATTTGGTCAAAAACAGGAGGTAACTGTGGATTACTAGAAGCATCTCTTAATTTTTTAAATTGTGCTGAGAGTTTTGATAAATCTTTATTAAAAGCTGACAGTGGTGCTTTTGTTCCTAAATTTGCAGACTCTTTTACTGCTTTGTTTAACTGTTTTGTTAAAGTAGAAACATGAGAAGTTGATAAACTATACTCTTCTGCCATCACTTTAATAGAATAATTTAAATCTTTTTGCCTGTTTTCTAGACTAGCATAAAAATTCATTAATTTATTTAATTGTTGGCTGGCTATTTCTCTTTCTTTTGGAGCAACCTTTTCAGACGCTACTTTTGAGATATAAGGTCTAAAGTCTTTTCTTGTAGTTACAGAAGCCCCGTAAGTTTTCATGCTTGTAATTATTTTATTTGCTTCTTGTATTTGGTGCAAATACTTTAATTCTTTTTCAAGCTCTTTGTTAAGAACCCTTACATATTTTTCCCCTGCTGGAGTTTCCATAGCTGCATGGAGATTTGTAGCTTCTTTTGCAGCTTTTTTGTATACACTTAAAGTAGTCCCACCAAGTTCTTCAATAGCTTTTATATTTCTTCTAAAAGTAGTGGCCATTCCTTGTTGACTATAAGCTGCACTTTTGTACAAACCCTCTATTTTAGCTTTTGCGGACTGTGCTTCTGTTGCTATTTTATGGAAGCCAACAGCAAACTCTGTAACAGACATTTCAGCACTTTGAGCTTCCTGTTTAAAATCCACTAAACGTTCTGCTGCATTGACTAATTCAATCTCTGCTTTTTTTATTTCAGATGCAACATTGGTAAACCCCATAATTTTAACATCAGAGGCCATTTTCGGGACTTTAGCAACAAAAGCTTGTAACTGTTTCTCGATGGTTCCAAGTCCCTCTGACTTAAACTCCATATTAAAGGTTGCATTAAGGACTTTTTTAGCCATAACTATCTCCTACTCTTTGATTTTCTTTCCATCTCTTTCATTTTTTTCTCCTGTGCCTCTGCAACTTTATACTTGACTTCTTGAGAAGCTAATACGAAAAATTGGGTTTGGTCTAGGAAGCCACCATCATCAGGTAATTGTCCAAGCTCTAAAATATTATTGCACTCAATAGCGGCTGATAGAAGTTCTACATCTATATCGAAAATAGGGCAGTGAGTGTAAAGGTCTTTGCCTACTTTAACTTTAAAGTCCGGGTCATAGTATTTTTCTTGCTCTTGTTTTGATAGAAATCCACAATTACGTGTTTTATCTAAGTTTTTTTGCTTACAAACATTGCAGTCCCAAGTTTCTCCGGAAAAGGACTCATCAGTTTTAAGAGCTACTGACGTTTTTACTTTACGTAATTCTTCGTCAGAAACAGTGGAGGTATTTATAATTTCTGTGGCTATGTCAGTTACTAATTTAAGAGGTAGGTCATCTATAGTGAGGGAATCGCCCGACATACTTTCAATTTCTTTTATTGCTATTTGAAGTATTCTATAAGCGGCTTCGGATTTTCTTCCTTCATTCATCAATGAACTTATAGAGCGAATTTCTGATTCAGACAAAGCCCTATAAATAATAGTTATTTTGCCCGAATCTTTGTATTCTGGAGGAGTATAGAAGTGTATTCCCTTACTTATCTTCTGTTTCATCTGAATCCTCAGACAAATACATAGAAGCATTTTCAGGGTCTTTTGTTAGATTTACAATAAGGGTAGCCAGTTCTGTAATAATGTCAAGTGGTAGTAAATTTAAGCTGGAGTCTAGTACACCTTCGCTTCCTACAACTATTTTAATTTGCTTTCCTTTTTCATCAGTAAGATTCTCCCAGTCTACTAGACCTTTTTTTACTATTTCCCAGTTAAAAGTTCCTGTATTGAATGTAATAGACTGGTCTTGGTTGAACCTAGCGATTTTATCTTCGATAAAGGTGTATTCTTTTGTAGAAAGTCTTTTGACGATAGCTGTAAAAGGTTTTTTCTCTCCTCTTTCAGTCATAGGTACATAATTGTAAGTAGTTTGTGCTTTAGGGGTTGCTATAATAGCCATGATTTTTCCTTTGATATAATTTCTATAATATATATCGAAAGAATTTAGAAAGTGATTTTTAATCCCCGGAGGAAGTTCCTCCAAGGAACTTTTGGTTAGACGTTTTCGTGTGCAATAAGAATTGCTTCGTCTGTAATTGGGTCAACAGCTGCCTCAAATTCAATAGCATTAACAAGAACACCATCGTCATCTTCAACACCAACAGAAGACCATACAGCATAAGGAATATAAATAGCAAAAGTATTTCCTGATGCTTTTAGTTCAATATACAACTGTGCCTCTGTGTTGTTTTTCAGTCTGTTAAGTTCATCCCAGTTCTCAAAAGTAATTTTAAGAGACCCTTTAACAACCTTACCAGTAATTACTTTATCTGTAATACCAGATGATGTAATAGCTTCTCTGTCTGATACTGTATTTTCAATAGAAATTGAAACATCTTTTGCTTCGTAAGTAACATCAGAAACAGTAAACTTAGCGTTTTTACCTACATAAGGAATTTCAGCTGAACAGGTACTTACAAGAGGAGTTTCCCCAGATGAAGTTTGGAACGCAGAAGCACCAACATCAAATGTAACAGTACAAACATCAGCAACAGGCAAATCAATTTGTACGTTGTTAGGAATTACACCTGTAAATACAAGAGATTGACTATCAGAAGTGTCACATCCTAGCATTTCTTTTACTGCGAGAGACTCTTGAGTACCACAAGGCTTATTTAGTTTGTACAAATAAGCAGTACCAGTTTCCCCTGTCTGTGCCTCGTAAATTTTATTTGCAGGAGTCACACCAGCATCAGAGTATCCAATAAATGCTCCACTATCTGTTCCTGGAGCTTCTTCAATACCAAGAGCAACTCTAAGAATTTTTCCACCTGTTAGCCCGGCACCTGTAGGGTCTGGGATTAGTTCAACACCAAGAGAGCCACTACCAAACTCTTTACCAGCAACTTTAGCTTTTGGTACGAAAGATGCACATACACCTTTTCTTTCAATAGAATCAACTTCTGGTTTTAGAGAAGTATCAGAAGTTACCTCTACAACATCACTGTCTGTAAACACTCCACCACCGTTAAAAGTGCTTTCAAGAATTACCGCATATACGGCGGTCTTACTACGATAAACTGACATTATTTTTCCTTTGTTTTGTTTTATCTTAAAGTTATATCGGTATTACAATGTTAATTTGTAACGCACATCAATTTGCAGTTCTGCAATAGCGTATGGATGCACTAAACCGCCCTCTCGCTTCATTCGTGCAACATCAGCAGAGATTACAAAATTGCACAACATATCATTCTCCTCAACGACTTTATATACAACATCTATTAGAGATGATAGTATATCGTCATATTTTGTTTTTGGTTGTTTGTTGTACAAATATACTTTTATAGTCCCTTTGTAATAACAAGAACGGGATGAAGAGGAGTCACTCTCTTTTTCTTCCATTTCATATATTACAGCTACAGCTGGAAACATCTTTACCTGACTCCACACAGGAACCACATTTTTATACAATTTTTTAAATTCACCTGTAGCTTTTAAGTCTTCTAATAGTGAATTTACAATGTCTTCTCTTACACTCATATTTTTAATCCTCTGATAACTTCTCGTTCAGTTACAAGTATATCGAATATATCAGAAATAGAGGTAATGCCCCCACGTCCATCTCCATATAACAAATCATCTACCCAGCCTGTCCACCCTGGAGGAGTCTTAACCCCTTTTCGCCTTTTAACTCCGATATTTGTGAAAGATGCGTAAGGTACAGCTAATTCAGCCCAGCCCGTAATAGAAAAATTACCTTGGCCAGTGACTTTCATTTTTGCAGTAGCTACAATACTATCCTGTAGTTTACCCCTATTTCTATATGGAAATTTTTTACGGTAATTTGGTCGTCTTCTGTGCCAATACTTTTTAGGTAATTGCACTCCTAACGCTTTTTTTACATCATACTCCCAAGAGTCTAAAACCTCTTGAGAAATTGATAAAAAGTCTTCTGCGTATGACTGACGGTAATTATTAATAGAAAGTGTAAAGTTTTTCCACGCTTTTATAGGACTACCTACAACGTGTATTTTTCCTGTTACTCCCATAATTACAACTTATACATCCGATGTGCTTCTAGCGATTGTTTGGCAACTAAAGGAATATCCTCGATAACATGAATTGTCTCTTTAATTCCTATGCTAACAGATGATAATGTGTCAGTATCTTTAACAGAATCATTCCAAATCTTTTTAGAGATAATAAAAAGTGCATTAACTAAACTTTTAGGTATATCAGAGAATACTGTGTAACCAACTTTATAGTTTACCTCTACTGTATTTGTGTAGTATAGGATAGCTTCACCATCTAAAATTCTTATTTTATTTTTTGATGCTGACAGTTTTGTTACATCAATATCTTCACCGTTAACACTAAAAGATACTACTTCAGAAATATATCCGTCATTTGTGTAAATAACATCAGGGCCATAAGTAGGGTATAAAATATCTACTACTTCTCTTTCAAAAATAGCAACACCATAAGATGTATAAATATAATCTTCTGTGTACTTTAGTATATCTTCAAGGATTTCATCTTTGTCTTCATCATCGACATCAATATCAATGTACCTTTTGAAAGCCTCTAACAGTTCTGCTTCCATGATTTAATCCTCTTTTTTTCTACGGGTTGCTCTTTTTGTCTTAGGCTCTTGTTCTTTTTTTGGTTGCTTTACTGAGTTTTCAATAATAATAAAACTGTCTGGGAAAGTTTTTGATAGGTACTCATAATCTTCTTTTGACAAATCATAGAGGCCATCATTTTGAGTTTGTGAGAATTTTATCCCTCTTGACACTAGGCCTTTTCCAACGTATTTGATTTTTACCATAGTAATATCCTTTATAAGTATTTTAGACTATATCGGATAATTTTATTAAGAGGGATAAGGAGAGATTTTTTAGGCCCCCTAAAGGAGAAAAAGGAGGCCCGAGGAGGTGTGGGCTTAGTTACCCACGTTTGTTAGAGCGGCAACAGCCACAGAGCCAATAGCAACAGAGTTGAAGTCAATATCTCTATATCCTACATACAGTGTGCTAGAACTAACAGCTTTTCTTTCTGTTTCAACACCTACAACACCTCTGTCAGCAACAGCAAAGTATTGTTTGTTCACAATAAGAACAGCAGTTTTGTCATCAGTACCAGGAGTACCTTCAGTACCATCAGGTTTCAGTGTATGAGAAATATACTCGGAAACAACAATAGGCATACCCCAAAGTTTACCGATTTCACCAGTAAGGATTGTAGCAGAAGCACCGTATTTATCTACAGTAATTACTTCGTCAAGTTCAATCATCTGGAACGCTACATCAACAGGAGCAACAATTACAACATCCGCAAGGTTTACACCATATACACCGAGTGCTTTTCTAGCTTCTGCGATTTTAGCAGATGTAACTGCACCACCACCATTATCAACAACCATACCACCATCAACTGCTCTCTTCAAGAGACCATCAAATGCTTTGGTTACATCATTAGGGTTACTTCCGTTAGCATCACCCATAATAAGTGCTTTTTCAGTAGAGCGAGCAATAGAACGAACAAGCTCGTTTCTTACAAGGTCAACAATAGCTGTTACTGTCTCAAAATCTGCTTGGTCAGTAAGGCCAATTAGAGTTTTGATTCTTTTTGTTTGGAAACTTACTTTACTTGCTGAAATTGCAGACTCAATAGCATCGTCACCTGGAGCAATAAGATACGCTACTGCTTCACCTACTTTAGCAGGAATACTGAATGTATTTCTGTTAACAGGCATAGTGATTTTAGGGAACAGTCCTTCAACTTTGAGGTCTAGTTTCAACTCTTCTAGGATAGAGTTAGAAAATTCCTCTGCAAGCCATGCAGGAACATCAGCAGGTTTAATTGCTTTTTCAACAATATTAGCAACACCTTTAAACTCTTCAAAAGAAGTTACGTCTCTTCCGGTCAAAATAGCTTTCAGATGCAGTTCAGCACCTTCTTTTCTTGCTTTTGCAACCTCATCAGGAGTTGCTGCCTCATCGTCACCAAAAGAAGTTTTTCTATCCGCAATCATACCCTCAAATTCTTTTTTGAGGTCTTCAAGCTTCTTCTCTTCTGCCGTCTTTTGAGTTTCAATTTGACTTTTAAGAGTGTCAACTTCTTTTTGTAGTCTTGAAATTACTTCAATACCCATTTTTAATCCTTATTGTTTTGATTTTCTAGAGCCTCGTTAATAGTAGACTCGATAAGCATATATACTTCTAGCAGGGTATTCAGCCCTTCAGATGTATTTTTTGCATCTTCTACAAATTCTTTTAAAGAATTCATATTAACCTTTTGAGGTTCGTCCTTACTATCAGCGTCAGCAGGTGGAGTATCAGACTTACCTTTATCAGGCTCATCATTTTTACTGTTACCTTCATCAACATTTTTAGAATCTGCTGGAGTAGTCTCTGGTTCTTTTGTATCTATCGGATTTTTGTCATCCGGTTGCTGAGAATCATCTTGAGCGTCTTTTTTCATAGTTGTAGCACCTTCTTTAATTTTAAGAAGTTCTTCGGGAACCTCTTCGATAATTCCTTTATCGACCAATTCAGAAAAGTGTTTTTCTAGATGTTCAACGCAATCAAGAATAGTCTCTTTAGGGAGATTATCAAGAGCCCCTTTAAATGCGGAGTAAGCACTTGTCAAGCCACCTACATTTAACTCTAAAGATTTTGTCTCTTCATTGTATGTATGATGTGGGAACTTCCATGTGCTTTTTTTGTTAGAATCTTTCACTACCAAAAACGCATCTTTTAATTCATCTTCCGGCAAATTTGCTGATTCAATACTGTCTCTTAGAACTGCCTTATCAACTTCTTTCCACTGGATTGTAGAAATTGTTTTATTGAGTTCTTTCACTTTATTAACAGAGGTTGCACGACTGGCCAACATACATACCCCAGATTTACATGGAGAATCTGTCAAAATAGAAAACAAAGATTCTTGATTGTCCGGAACTGAAACAATAGATACTTCTAGCAACTCCACGGCAGTCCAGAACCAAACACCATCATTTTCTGTTGCATCTTTTACAGAGAATCCGATTGAAAATGTTTTCAAGATACCGTTTTCTACTCCGTAATATGTTTGTTCGCTCATAGCTTTGTGAACTTCGGCTTCGATATACAAACCTTTTTGTGTAATATCAATATTGATTACTTTCCCAACAGGAGAGTCCCCTTTATGTTGATAGAGAAGAATAGGGTTCTTCATATACGATTTAATATCATACCCGGATGGAAGCACACTTTCCGCTGACCTGTCTACTACAAGCTTGCCCTCATCATCGAGATACCTGTTTGCATATCCGGAAATTACTACTACACCTTCTTTGTTTTCAGGCAAAAAAGTTGTAGTTTCTTTCACTACTAAGTTAATATTTTTATTTTTCATTTTAAATCTCTCCATTTATTAATATTAAGACTATATCGAATTATTGCTATCATTTGTATTTGTGTTGTCCGGCATGTCTGATTCACCACCTTGAGGGTCAGTCGAACCAGCTGGTTTTGAGGTTGGTTTTCCTGCCTCTCTGTCTTCTTTATTAATCTCTTGAATGTATTGGAAATTTTCACCAAATAAGTACCCTGCAACAATATTCATATCTGCATATTCACTTTCAAGTTTTGGTAATCCTACTAAGTCTCTAGACTCATTTAATGTAGACACTCCTGTAGTGTATAATGTTTTTGCAGAGCTTGATTTAGTGTCCAAAGATGTTTCTAATTCCACCACTTTATCGAAATCAAATTCAAATCTTAATGAAGGGTCATTAAACTTCTTCTGGAGAAACAATGTCATTTGTGCAGCAATTTTATATAAATAAGGTCTTACAGCCGTATTGAATACTGATTTCATTAGTTCTTGAGGGTGTGTTGTTGAAGCCGCTTCTCCCCCTAACACTAACGCATTTAACTTAAAGACTCTCAATACTCTTTGTTCTGATAGAGACATAGATTCAATCAACATCGAATCTTTAGGAGAAGCCTGAACCTGTTTATAATCCATTTTTGATGGAAGAACTGCTGTACCTCTTTTGTATTTCCCTTGTTTACTGTAAAGAGCATTAAACTGTTCTCTTAAAACTTCTATTTGTTCATTAGTCAACGGCAGTTCACTTTTAAGGATTCCTGTTAGAATTGTAGAGCCATTAAAGAATGTTTGTAACTCATCTATTGCCGAAGCCTCTAAACTAAGAGTATCAAACAAAGGACGTACAGCTGGCATACCGTAATACATATTATTTAATGTCGGGTTTTTTATATAACAAACTTCATCTACTTTATAAGGAATTTTTTTATCATACATAAAACCTTTTATAAACTTAGCTTTATCAGGAACAATATCAACCTTAGAAGGTGGCCCTAAAAACCATGTTTCAAAATTGCCCTTTGACATTTCGTGAGTGAGAAATGCACCACCCGACAATAAAATACCTTGAATTGACACTTCTAACAAATCTCCCCATGTCCAAAATGGATTAGGTTGATTCACCCAAGCTTGAAGTTTCTTGTCTTTCACTGGTTTCTTTTCGGACTTTTTATCATTATATGAATAAAGAATTGGAGTTGCCTGTGAAGCTGCTTTGGCAATATAATCCACACAACTGAAAACTAACTCACTGGTTCCTAAAAAGTTTTCTTCATTGGATTTGGCTAAATTTTGACCACCATCTTTGTAAGGAGTCATAAGTTCCTTTTGGGCTCTTGTCACTTTTTCCACAGCTGGCCCTATTGTCATAGCTGATGGTACTTGTGGCTCTTGTTCGTCAGGAGTTTTTTTAAAAAAATCAAATAATCCCATTTTAGTTTCCTTTTATTAAAACAATTTTATACTTTGGCTTGTTACTATATCGTGAGTATACACCAGATAACGCAAAGTTGATAATGCCAGGTCAAAATGCTTAAATTTTTTATCTCTTTTCACAGTTTTTGTGGCGGCATTTTTCCAATACATATTTTCTATTTCTTGAATAGTATTAACACATTTATCGGAAATCAGAAGCTCTTTATGGTGGAATTTATTATTAACCGCTTGAATACCCGCTTCTACTGCATTGAGAGCAGGGCCAACAACATAATCATAATCGGCCGCTAAATCTGCTATTACCTGTGCCGCTGAAGGGTCTGCCACACGTGTAACATTTTTAACTCCATACAAACTTTCTTTTTCTTTAAAGGCGGCTGCATGAGAACTTAAAGGCACCTCACTGTTTTTATACTCGTCTATTATAATAATTCGCCCCGTAAATGGTTGTATTAAAGCCAGTAAGAACCCTGTGTTATCAGCAAACCCAACATCAATAGCTACATAATATTGAGTGTCTGGATTAATATAACTCTCGGCCTCTACAGCAGAAATAACATTACGGCTTCGTTTAAAGGCATAATAAACTAATTCTTCATCTGTTTCTGTCCATTGACATAAATACTCTCTCTGAAAAGAGACCGGGTCTAGTTTTGACTTCATATTCTCAATATAATCAGGAGATATGAATGGATTAACAGATGTTGGAAATGTTAAAGATATATGCCCGGGAATATAATAAGGAGAATCTTTAAGGCCTTTTCTAAAAATCTTATAAGCCTCTGTCCCTTTTCCTGTAGCGGTACCTATTAAAATTGTTTTTGAGTTTGCAAATCCGTTTTTAAATCCGTAGTCAGCCTGGGCAGGGCCAATTACTTCTTCCATAATCATTGCCAGGTTATCTATATAAGTGTACTCTTCATAAATTACCAGCGAAAAATGATACCCCCTTGCGGAGTCATAGTTTTTTGAGGTAATAACCTGTACACGTGAGTTATTTGCAAAAGACAGTGTTAACCCTTTAATGTCCTTTGTAGATAACTTTATACCAAGTGTAGAAGTGTCTTTGAATATTTCGTTAAAAATAACTTTAGCGTTAGTATGAGAGGGTGCAACAATGAGGACTGATGCGTTAGGGGCAAGGAGTTCTGTAGAAGCAACTCTTGAGATACTCACTGTCTTCCCGAAACGCCTACCCATATTGGCTGTAAGAACACTGAAATTACCTTTATTGATAATATTAAAGTATTCTTCCTGGCCTTTATGGGGTGTGAAACCAAGTAATTTACAGACTTTATAAAGGTCTATTTTAGAGCGAACTTCTAAGTATGTCTTGATTTCATCATTAATCATGCTTAAAACTTATAAGAAACAAAAGCCATTACGGTATCGTTGTTAAAGTCTTTTTCACAGCCTACTTTTTTGTTCCATGCGTTAGAAACCCAGTCAGCTGACAATACAACATCTTTAGTGAGGTCATACTCTGCACCTACACCGAACGCAAAAGCATTTTTAGAGGTATTATAACTGCCTTCATTGAGTCTAAGATGAGACCCTCCAAGAAGTCCATACACAGATACATCTTTTGCTACTTTATATTTTGGCACAAGAAAGGCTGAATAAACAGTAGTGTCCAAATCATTACTGTTAAAAGTAGAAACCAAACGACCTTCAGCTGATGCACTAAAATCTCCATCTCTGTAGAATGTGTATCCGGCTTTAATACCAACCGCAGGGTCTACTTTAGAGTATTTTTCATCATCCGCAAACTCAAAATCCCCTTTTCTGTAATTCCATGTAGTACCTAGACCAGCACCAACATAGAAGTCCTTTTGCTTAACTACAGAAACAACAGGCTCAACAGGAGCAACATCACCGCCTGCCCACAGAGTACCAACAAATGCCATTAGCATAACAATTTTTTTCATACAAATCCTTTAGAATAAATGAGAATCTTTTAAATTCTGTGTATATATCGGTTATTTAAAATAAATTGGTTTTAATCTTTTAAAACTTGTTGAATGACCTGTATATAAGTATCTTGAGTGGTGCCTAACTCTGCTTTTTCTCTCTCTTTTAGCATATTATCCATGATAACCATCAGGTCTACTATGTCTTTTTTTGTAGAACCTGCTAAATCCCCTCCGGATTCTTCTTCTAATTTAGCAATTTTATCATCAATAATTTTATTTAAGACTCTTAAACGACCTTCTTTCAAAGTTGTATATTGGTCTTTTATCAAATTTCCTACAAAATCTCTTATATGTTCTCTGGAAAGAATATTTTTAACTGTTTGAACAGGTATTCCCAATGTATCTGAAATAGTCCTGTGAGAGTTTCCGTCTGCATACATTAAACTCACTTTTCTCTCTGTCAATGAAATAGGTTTTGATGACTCAACAGAGGAAGTTTCAGATATTACTTCTGTTGTTTCTATATCGTCCAATTTTACTATATCCTGCATTTTAATCCTTTTTATAATAAGGTATCGTTATGTACTCATACATAATATCAAATAATATTTGTAGCTCTTTTATAGAGACTTCCGGGGTCTTTTTATTTTCACATTTAATACATCTTGAAGTTGGTTTAAAATCTTTTAACTTTACTTTTCCAGGTCTTCCACAAACACACTGAAAATACAATTCACCTTCCTTCAATCTTAATATTTTTAATAGTGGGGTTGATTTAAATCTTACAAAAAACATGATTTTTCCTTTCGTGTATATTTATCGAATTCTAGAAAAAAGAGTAACTATTTCTAGATTGTTAATATATCTCTTTAAAGAGTTTAAAAAAGAAGCTCTTTTGAAAAAAGAATAAACCTGATTGGTCTTAACCGGCTGCAAAGCACGCTCTCGCCGCAAAACACTGCTCTCTCTCTTTTTAAGAATCACCGATATATATTCATAAGGAGAGCACTATGAAAAATGACAATATTCTTGATTGGCAGACTATACCCCAGAACACTAAAAAGTTCTTACAAGGAGCTTGTAAAGATTTTGATAACAACAATAAATTAATGTATCTGACACCTATTGTATTAAATGCAAATAAACTTTCAGAGCTAAAATCAACTTTTGCTTTGAGTGTAAAAAAAGTAGGATATTATTATTCTGCTCCAGTTTTCTCAAAGGGAGTTTCAATTCTACATAAAAACGATATGAAATATATAACGTCTTATTTTTTGTTGGCAGAATTTGATAATTGGCTTAAAATAAATTATGGGATGGTTGTCCCAAACTCTATATTTGAATTTGACGAAGCTTCTAAAGAAGTTGTTGAAAAATATGTGAAGTTCAAATCAGGAACATGTGAAAAAATGATGACAGCCCTTGCCTCAACAAACTTTAATGGTAAAACTTATGGATTCAAAGTAGTAGATGAAGTATGCCCTTTTAGAGTTCCATAAGGTGTATTTAAGACAACATATAATATCATATAGGAGTGGATATGGAAAATATTCTAAAAAAAGCTGAAAAGTTCCCATATGGAGACTTGACAAAACTAGATGAGAACCGTAAAAGAATTCATCTGACCTCCGAGACACTAACTCCGGAGCGTGTTGATTTCATTACAAAGAATTATCTATACTTGTCAGACCATGCCTTAGCGGAACTTTTAGGGTATAAAGACGGTGTAACTGTTAGGAAAGTTCGTCAATATTTAGGATTAAAGCGTAATAGACGCTCTTATTCTAAAATAGAAGCGGATATTCCTTTAATTATATGGAAAATGAAGGAGAAATAAATGGATTTAGCAGTAAAATTATCATATTTTGTGACAGAGGAGCAGTTTTATAGGATTTTTGAGTGGAATAAGGAAAGAAATGACCTAAAATATGATAAAACACTTGAATCTGATATGTTTTTTGAAGAAATTGAAGAGTTTTATGCAGCAGGTTCTACCGTAGACCGTTTAGATGCCTTTTTAGACACTCTTTTTGTTGGTGTTGGTAGTATTATAAAAAGTTCTAGAGACAGAACTGCAAGAAATTTTTCAGAATTCTTTGAAAATACCACTTTTTTTGACACTATGGTATCCATTATGTTCGGTGATTTAGTAGAAAAAGGTGTCTCGGAAGATGATATTCTTGATGTTATCCAAGAGGGTCTCACAGAGGTTATCAATGCAAACTTCAGAAAAGGGACGAAAAAGAACGCAGCGGGCAAAATACAAAAACCAAAAGATTTTATAGGGCCAGAAAAAGAACTTCAAAGAATAATTGATTCCTATGTAGAAAGAAAAAAAGAAAATCTGAAAGATGGGGAGCAGTTAAACAAAGGTGCTATTGAATATATAGGAGAGGAGGAGTGGTAAATGTTACCAAGAAAACTTAACTGTGAGCAGGTCAAAGAGATTGTTAGAAGTGTTTTCAAAGGAGTTGCGGTATATGAGCTTGCTGATAGATTTAAAGTAGGCTCTGCTACAATCTCTAATGTTCTCTACAGGGTTTCTTACAAAGAGTGTTACGACCCTCTTGATGATTTTGCTTCGGAGGAACTTTACCTGCAAAGTGTCAGAGAAATTTTAGAGTATAACTCAAAGATGAAACCTAGAATGGATAGAAAATGAAGTTTGAGTATGTATTTCAATGCAGAAAGTGTTTAGGGATTGCCTCTCCTGAGTGTGGATGCGGGAATCTTTTTGTAAAGAAACTTCATATAACCCGAAAATCATTTTTGGTAGAGGTAGAAGATATTGACACAGTGTCTATGCTAGAAGCCTGGAAAGACGGTGAAGAGATTGTAAAATTGACTCCGGGCCCACTTATTTCAGCAGGTCGTATTGAGAATATAACCTATGTTGATGTAGAGTCAGTAATAGACACTGAAATATATGATGAAAGTGGTACACTGTTGCCCAGGGAGACAATAACATGGAAGAAAGTGCAGGAAATTCTTGGAAGTTCTTCAGAGAAGAAGACATAGAGTTACTTAAAAGTGCTTATAAAAGAATGTATAAGGGACTTTTAGAAGTCTCTGAACATGACAGTTTTATAGAACATATGAGGGCTCTTGAAAAAAGTGTTAAAGTAAGTTATAATATATATGGAACTGAGACACCAATAACTTTTATACACTCCTCTGATGACGGAGTTGTAATTATCAGTCTGGATATGTCACTGCACTTAAAACCATACTATTCTGTGGATATGATAGTGACCCGAAATGGTTCCCCCAAGGAACTAACGAGATTACTGAGAGTTATTTCAGATTTTTGGGACAATCGTCCTTGCAAAATCCCTGCAATGGTTGACATAGTTGACCACAGAATGACAGATAAAATTCTCAGGAACATAAAAACAAAAGCGGATGTCGTTAAAACATCTGATATATCAATAATGAAGGACGTACAATGAAATTACTAAAGATAGACAATATGTGGATTAATAAATCTCTTGTTAATGGAGTCTCAATCCCTGTTTTCGATGAAAGTGCTGACCTGTGGTGGTACTATGTAGTAATTGGAGAGGAACTTGTAGAGTTTCATTCAGAGCTAAAAGACAAAGCTTTTGAGGAATACGATAAAGTTCTGAAGGCACTCCATGAAGCAATTTGATTCTACAAAAGAGCTGTATGGGGTTGACCCTAAAGTATTTGTAAAAATGTATCATATAGATGCAGTAAGATTAAAACGAGATTCTATAGCAGAGAAGATAAAAATTATTGCTGAACGTATTCACGATAACTATAAAAATGGTGGAAAGTATGCCGACATAAGTGCCGACAGTTACCTTCTTAAAAAATATAGAAAAGCTTTAGAACTCGTAGAACTAGAATTAGAAGAAATGAGAGGAGCAGAAAATGAAGAAAATAATTGAGCTAGAACGTGGCAACTGCAAAGGGTCTGATGGTGTCCTAAGATTATGGAAACTGAACAAAGGAGATAAGTTTGTTGTCCTTCACGGAGAAACAGAAAGTGAATCTCCTTGGTACTTTATTAAATCAGACGGAATGTATGCAGTAGTAGCCAAAAGACCTGATGCTGGTATTGAAGAGTACAAATACATTATGGCAAATGCACCTGTTAGGATTGTCGAATGAGACATAAAATGAAGACTGAAAAGAAAACTGTTGAGTTTGATTTCAGTGAATTCAAAAATCATCATGGAGAGTTTTGCAGAAACCCCAGAACTGCCCCCTCCAGAGATGTTAAAGGTATTATACCAAAAGAAATTAAAAAAGACCTTCGAGAATCTGGTATAGTGATTCTTGAATGGAACCTCCCACGTGTCGAAGCCAGACTTTTAATCAACAAAGTTTGGGACACATATTCAATAACTTTAAAAGGCCCCGTAAATAATTATTCAGACCTCAAAAGAAGTCTTGTTAATCATTTGTTAACTTTTTTACCTCAGCAAACTTAATTCTAATTTCCGATATACATTTAGAAACAATATATATTTAAATACGATATATATTTAGAGACAATGTCTTGATAGAGAATGTGTGTCACTGCTATCAATAAAAGGGGGTCAATCAGTGCCTCTAAACCCTGTCTGAATCTTTGGAAGTTGGCTTCTGGGAGCTTTTCAAAGGTATATCAGATAAGTTTAAAAACATAAAACTGTGGTGCTTTCCAATGTTTTCTGAAGATTCTTTTTGAAGATTCTTTTCGAGATTTTGGAAAGACCCCGCCTCGGGAACGAAAGTTCTTTAGGCGGCCCCGGATATGTGCCCTATTTCGATGGAGATTCGGCCTAGTGACCGTTGCGTGGTCAGACTCCCAGATAAGTCGCTCCGTTCCTGGAGAAAAGCCTTTCTGACGCTATAACAGGTATATTCCTTTTCATGGAAGAAACAAGACAACGTAACCCCTTGCATCAAACCTGGCCAGACATGGCTGAGAACTTGCGTCCCGATATACGTCATTAGACTGATGACAAGCATCACTCAGTAAAAAGACTGATGCCTTACACATCACTCAATAAAAAGACTGATGAACTTTTCATCACTCAACAGTTTACTCAATAACATTGACAGTGTATTTATTCTTATATTATTTATTCTCATTCTTAGCATCCTTTTTCAGGGTGCTATAATTCCCTCAAACAAACCCTCAACCG